GCTTTTGTTCCACAGAAGAACTCCACTTGGTTGCCGGGGGGATGGAGGTTGAAGACGTTGGTGAGGAAGCAATCGGCGCGGTGGATGCCAGCGTCTTCGAGCATGCGGGTGAGCTCTTGGCCGGAGTAGCCAACGAAGGGGGCGCAGGCTTTCTCTTCGGCTTCGCCCCAAGCCTCTCCGACGATGGCTATGTCAGTCAAGGGGCACCAACTGGTATGATTGCCAAATAATACTTAGTGCCGTATAAGCTAGCCTAAGCAACTGCACGCAACTCAATTCATATTCATGATCCTCATTATTTGCCCGTATCTTTAGACTGTGCACTCCCGGCTCAGGGCGCGTTAGCGAAAAGGCCTGCACCATCTTATCTGGGTCCATGTTATGTTCCTAAAAAATTGCCCCCGGATTGATCGGTATGGGTTCATCGCACCGGGGGCAACGCATTGCTTAGCCCCTCCAGGTTACGGCTTTGACCGCCCACATCTGCGCGCCTTGCGCTTCTGTGATGGCGATCGAGCAGAGCCGAATCATTTCAGGGTTGTCACCACGCTCGATGTATCCCTTGCGGAAGTCATCAAGATGGTCAATCACATTGGCGTAGAGCTTTTTGAGTTTGTCAACATCTCCCATCCCTGAGGGGTTGAAGGAGAGGCCAACGGCTTTTTCGCCAAAGGTCTGCGCGCGTTCGTCCATGTTACTTCTCCACCGCGGCCACGCTGGCCACCCGCGCGAACACCGCCGAGCCATCTTGGTTCGACTCGTGCCGCATGGTGACGATCAGCTGCGAGCCAGGAGCCTCTTGGATTGCTTGATCGTAGGCCATATCATCATCATCTCCAAGACAGGCTTTGAGCATGTCCTCTAGGCGCCAGAGGGAGCCATCGGTAAGGTAGTAGGTGTCCTTGATTGTAACCTCCGTGATTTTCTTCTTCTCACCTTTCTTATTGGTGAGCCAAGCGTCGAGTTGGTCGGAGTCGACGGAGTCCATGGCTTCGAGGACCTTGTAGGTGAACTCCACAAAGGGGGTGGACTTGACCTTGGACTTGTCCTGTCGAATGTCCCTGGAGACGGTGCAGACGTAATCTCCTGCAGGCATGGGGGTAGGACGTTCGACATCACCGCGTTTGGTCTTGAGGATGTCAGTGAAGGAAGGTGCTGAGGTGCGGGCTGTGGCTTGTTGTGCCATGTGTGATGTGTCCTGTATTTGGGTTTATGAACGAGGAGTGCCGTCTGGTAGGCGAGTGATAGCAACGTTGGCCCACATGGCGTTCGAGCGATGGGCCCTGATCACGAAGGTCTTGTCAGGACCGTCGGGGAGGACTTCGTCAAGAACGTCGTTGTAGACTTTGGCTGCGGCACGTACCTTTGCCATTTGAGCAATCTGCTCCTCGGTGGGTTTGAGGAATTCGTATGTTGAGGGGTGCATTATGCTTTCCGTTTGAGTGGGGTGACTTTGGCTGGTTGTGCGCGGAGAACCGCGAAGATGTCGGCTAGGCCTGTTTCGATGGGGTACTCCTCTGCCATGTCGAAGGGCTTGGGGTTCTTGAGGTCGATGGTACGGGTGGGGACGGTTTTGATCCGGCGTTTTCCTCCTGCGTTGGTTTCGAAAAGGGCGACGGTGTTGAAGTAGGCGTTGACTTTGCTGGCAATGGCTTTGCCTACGGTAGAAGGGAAACCTTTGGTCTTGCCATCGTCGGTATCGACGAAGACGATGTGGGAGTTCAAGATGACATTCGTCTCGAAGTGATCGGAGTTAAGCTGAGCCAGGACCGCCAGGATACCCTTCTGCGCCTCGAAGAAGGTCGAGCGCTTGTCCGGGTTCGCGTTGATGGAGTCGTAGAACGACCACGCCGCGTCGGAGAGGAAGGTGAGGGTGTCGATGACGAGGATGCAGTCAGGGCCCCACTCTGCTGGAGGCCCAAGGTCGATGTCATCGTATTTCCAACGGTCGAGCATCTTGAGGGTGTCGATAAAGGCCTTCGGCTGGCCGATGATTTGGGGCCCGATGGCAGAGGATTTGCGCTTATCGCGAAGGGTGCGGTATTCGATGTTGGCGATTTTGTCGGGGCATTCTTTCAGAACGTAGTTCTTGAGCGAGTCAAGCCCATTGTCGAGATCGAGGATGCGGAGCTTGTAGCCTGCGGCAACGAGAGAGGTGAGGCCGCCGGTTTTGCCTGTGCCGGGGTTGCCCATGCAGCAGAGTTTGGTGAAGGAGTTGGATTGGTGATCAGCTAGACTTGGCATTTGCCAGTATCTCCGTGTAGAGGGTGAGCAGGTCGCCTTCCTTAACGTCCGCCTTCGGCCCGGTGCACATGAGGAAGCCTAAGCCAGGGAGGTGGATGTGGAACTCCAGCAACGCGCCTTGTTCGATGATGCGATTGACGCGGAACTTACCTAAGATGAGCTTATACCTTAGCGGGGCTTGATCGGGTTCCATCTGTCCTCCGGAGCCAGTTTAGTGAATTGGGTCTTGAGGAAAGTCTCTCGTACGGAGGGGTCCTTTCCACAGATCGAGCGGAAGGGACAACCTGTCCGGTCATCCTTCTCCGAACGGTAGTGGCCGCAGGATTTGTCGTTCATTGGCCAGTAGTTGTTGACCGCGTATTGCTCCGCAAGGGTCAGCCAGTAGTGGAGGTCGGCGACCCATTCCTGCGTCTGCGCTGAGGTGCGGTAGGTGAACCCTCGGCCGAAGCGGGACTCATCTTCGAGGATTTGCGCCGCGTCGATGATGACGCCCCTGACGGGGGTGCCAAGGACGACCTGTCCTGCGAAGGAGTAGAGGGACATTTGGTTGTCGGGTTCGAATTGGGAGAAGAACCAAGCGCCTGGGGCGGCCGTGGTGGTCTTGCGGTCCATGACGAAGAGGTCGTCGTTGAGGGAGACGACGCGGTCGAGGTGGCCGGAGAGGACGTACGGTTGTGGTTGTAACTTGCTGGAGACAAAGTCTTTCAACGGCCCAGGTAGATCACTTTCATCAACAGTGGCTGCGCGTGGCCCCCAATCAAGCTCGAAGCGGAAGCTCAACTCTACCGCTGGCTTTCCGTCGGCGAGGATGTGGGTACGAGTCTGTTCGTGCTGAAATTGATCGAGATACCAAATAACTGTGCGGACCAGAGATGAACGTGTCTTAACTTTATGATCGGGGTTGAAGTCCCCAGTTCGAATGAGTAGCTCCCGAATTGTATCATGAACAGCGTCGTTGTGCTTAATGCCTGACGCGCGTGATATGTCATAGTCTTGAAGCGCATGGTGATACTCCTGGCCGAAGCGGAGATGGACGGACTCTTCGTTCGAGGACCAGCCCTCCACCATCTGGTAGTAGTAGAGGCGTGGGCAGACCTTGAGCCAACCGAGGCTTGTTGAGTCCCAAGCCACTTGAATGTTGGTGCCGGGGAGGAAGGGGGATTGGACTTCGTCGGTCATGGGATGGACCTTCGCTTCACCACCTGTGGTGGGCTCGCTAGCCCGATCTTGGCGAGGTCCACCTTCGGCCCTTCGTTCTTCTTCGGCTTGACGCCTGCGTCGACGAGTTGGCGGTTGCGGCGGTGGTAGGCGATCACTTGGTCTATGTTCTGGGCCGACAACTCTAGCGGGTCCATCGACATGAGCCAGTCGAGGTAGTTCCCGGTACCGGGGAAGCGGGGGTCGTGGTCGGTGTCCTCAGCCATTGAAGTCAATCCTCCATAGTGGGCAGACCTTACGGTTGCATCTGAACACCGCCCCTGGACGAATGGTCATATCCTTCCAACAGTAAGGGCAGTAGAGGGTGCCTGTTAGCTTGTGTAGGATCATGCAAATAAGGTCCCTGGCTTTATTCATCTTTATACATCCTATTCTTGCCGCGGACGAATTCATGCACGATGTCCCGGACCTTCTCGGACCAGCGTTCGTAGTTGGCCTTCAGGTACTCATAGTCCTTTGCCCAGATGTTGAGGGTGACCTTCTTGTGGGGCTCTTCGAGGGGAGGGGTTGGCACGGGCAGACTCCTGCATCATTTGTGAAATGTCATTGACCCACTGAACGGAGACGCCGAGCTCGCGGGCGATCTTAACTGGGCGGTTGGCATGGAAGAGGGCGAGACGGCGTTCGATCTCGAGCCGTCGGGGGCCTTTGGTGGTCATGTGCGGCGCCTCCGGGTACCATTCTCCGAATAGTTGTCGATCGGGGAGAGGTCGTGGATGTTTTCGCAGGTTAGGATCGGTGGGAGCTCTTCGGTTTCGCCGGGGAGCTTGCGGGGTTCGATATAGACCCACCATTTCCCGTCGATGAAGCGGGGGTTGGGAAGGATGAGGGCGTCGTAGGGGGAGGTGCCCAGCTTGGGATCGTCGGTGGCTAGGGAGGAGTGTTCATTGCGGGAGATGATGCGAGCGTAGTTGAGCCGCGTGCGAAGGTGGTGAGCGGCGCCCGAGGTAGGGCAGGAATGGCGGATGCCTGCGGGGGAGTCCATCGCGCGATTGAGGAGGTGGAAGCAGTCTTCGTAGGCGGCTCGGGAGGTGCTAACGGTCATTTAGCCACCCTGTCATGGTTGTAATCAAACTCCCCATACGCTTCTTGGCGCGCCTTTAAGGCTGCTGCGTTAGCCTCATCCTTGGACTTGAAACTACCTATGTGTTGACCTTTTACCTTAACACGGTATCGATTAAAAGGAGTAAGCTCCACTCCCATCTCAAGGGCCTGATGCCCTGGTCTGGGTCGGCCCT